ACTACGGCGGGTACAGTAACAACCGCAGCGCAACCAAACATTACAAGTGTCGGCACCTTAACTTCATTGGGTGTGAACGGAACTGTAACCGCAGTAGCATTTACTGCTAACACCGGGGTGTTCACTGGTAATGCTAACGGATTAAGTTCACTGCAAGCAGGCAATTTAGTTGGTACTGTAGCTCAGGCACGATTGGCTAATAGCTCATTAACAGTCAATGGTACTGCTATCTCATTAGGTGGTTCAGGCACGATCACCGCTAACACCACTCAAACACTAACATTGGGTACGTATTTGACTGGCACTAGCTTCAATGGTGGTACCGCAGTAACAGCAACAGTGGACGCTACTACTACTAACACAGCAAGTAAAGTAGTAGCAAGAGACGCAAACGGAAGTTTCTCAGCAAATATCATTACTGCGACATTAAGTGGTTCGGCTACGAGCGCAACAACAGCAGGCACTGTAACTACCGCAGCCCAACCTAATATTACAAGTGTCGGAACATTAGCTTCATTGGCTGTAACAGCGAATGCGAATGCAAGCGCATTTAGAGTAACCAACGGGACTGCTAATGCTGTGACCTCAGTACTGACATACGGAGCAGATGTTAACTTTCAATTCACTACTCAGAATGGACCTGCCAATAATGCGTCAGGACAAGAAGTTGCTAGAGTAGGGATAAACTACAACGGTACTGGGTGGGATTCGTTTACTCAGTATGTGAGAGGAAACGGCGCCAATACTGGATGGCAGATTTTGTATGCCGCAAATACCGCAATTGCCAACGTAAGTTCAACGGGTGTTGCTGTTACCGGGACGGTGGCGGCCACTACACTACAATCCACTTCACTGACTACCGGAGCTAATACTACAGCGGGCACGGTTACTGGTAACTGGACACTAACTGCCGGCTCAAGATGGCAATCAACATACGCTGACCTTGCAGAACGCTATGTAGCAGATAATACCTATGAACCAGGTACAGTTGTCGTGCTGGGCGGCGAGAAAGAAGTCACAATCGAAAACGTTGCGGACTCACATAAAGTTGCTGGTGTAGTCACTACCAATCCTGCGTATATCATGAACACAGAACTTGAAGGTCCTGGCGTAGTCGAAATCGCTCTTATTGGTCGTGTGCCATGTAAGGTTGTCGGTCCTATCAATAAGGGTGATCTACTTACAACCGCAGAAATAGCAGGATACGCACATGCTAACAACAATGCTTATGCTGGTAGAATTATCGGTAAGTCATTGGAAAACTTTACCGGTGATATAGGCATTATTGAAATCATGGTCGGTAAAACATAATAAATAAAGAGTATTATAGGAAAACACAATGGCATTATTCCCTTCTAGTCCTACTAACGGTCAACAAACAACTGTTAACGGTATTCTATATACCTATAACAGCGCACAAACAGCGTGGGTAAGAACTAATGCTACCTTTACTAATAATGATTTAGTGTTGACCGGGAACTTAACAGTGTCAGGAGATGTATCTACGGCAAACATTACTGGTACTCTAATACAATCAACTTCTGGCGGATTTAAGTTTCCGGATGGAACAACACAAACGACTGCTGCAACAGGTGGTGGCGGCGCTGGTGGTATAACTACCGGCAAATCCATTGCAATGGCAATGATATTCGGAGGATAATATGGCAGCGCCTAATATAGTCAATGTAACAACAATCTATGGTAAAACAACTTACTTAACTCCTACCAACATAACTTCTAACGTTTTATTGGCTAATCCAGCAGCTTCGGGTAAAGTGCTTAAGGTTAATATGATTATGGCAACTAATGTTGATGGTGCAACCCCATTCGATACAACTGTTGCAATCAATACATTAGCAGCCGGTTCAGGAACTTCATATCCTTTGATTTCTACTGCGTCGGTCCCTGCTGACGCTTCTCTTATCGTCATCGATAAGTCAACTTGTTTTTATCTAGAAGAAGACAAGTCTATTGTAGTCACCTCTAGTGGTGCTAATAAAATTGCATACACAGTGAGTTACGAAGAAATTTACTAATGAGTAGAAGATACTTTGGTGGATATCTGTCCGCAACGTCTCCTAATGTAAGTCTTACTTCTGCGTCAGGGTCTTGGAGTACCCAGCAAGCAATGATCCAGATCGGACAAGGAGTATGGCCTAGTCTCAACTCTAATCCATTGTATTCTTTTACCTCGTTCACATTCACCTCAGCTACAGCAACTGGTATAAATGGTCCTACATTGGCACAATGTCAAACTGCATATACGGGTCAAGCTTTTCTTAATGGATACTTTTCGATGCCGTCTTTCCAAGGTTATCAGTTGTGGACCGTTCCCAAATCCGGAACATATAGAATAACGGCAGCAGGCGCATCATCTGAAACAGCAGGCGGCGGCAGACCTGCAATAGTTCGTGCTGATATTGATCTTTATATTACACAAAAATTATGGATATGTGTGGGCCAGCAACGAGCGGACGCTACAAATGCATATGGCATGGGCGGCGGCTCATTTGTAGCATGGGCTATCGATAATGTAGTTCCTAATTCTATTCCATTAATAGTAGCCGGAGGAAGTGGATGTTCATCGTATTATAGCTTTGAAACCTCATATCAAACAGGTAGACAATTTGCAGATGCACAGTTGACAACAAACATAGACCCTAGTGTATTAAATTGTGCTCCGTATATTCCGGCTACGCCTGTAACAGGGCAGGGAGGAACAGTTACTACAACTGCGGCACCTGGATATGGCCAAAGCGGCGCAGGATGGAACGGTGATAGTGTGACAACGACCGGCTCCACTACCTTAGTCAGTCAAGCAAAATCATTCTTTAATGGATTGGTTGGGGGCGATGCTGAGCAAGATGGCGCCTTCGGGGCAGCAGGCGCGAGAGCAGGTCCATATGGGACTGGTGGCGGCGGCGGATATACCGGAGGAAGTTTTGCGGGTAATACTAGCCCGCCACTAAGACGTTCTACAGGCGGAAGCTGTTATGTTACGGGTGCGAATCAGTCATTGACTTTGGGAACTGCTGGCACAGCTGGATATGTTACCATCCAATCGCTAACATGATTTTTGTTAAATATAATTAATAGGAACAGTACGTATGGCTAGGTGGAATGGAGGAATAATTAATAAGAGCGGAGACGTTCCGTCAACTAGTGTTGCTACCGGAGCCTGGACACTATCTGATCAGGCTCGATATGTATCCAGTCTTGCTTGGCCAACTACTAAGACGAAATTATACGATTTTACTACTGCTACTTTCACCCCCGGTGTCGCAACCGGAATGTCTGGACCAACGTTGTCTCAAGCTATTGCCGGTTTGACCGGTCCCGAAGCAAGTTCTTGGAAAACTAATTCTAAATTCTTTACCACTTCTAACGGAATCCAAATTTGGACTGTTCCAGTAACCGGAACATATACTATAGAAGCAATCGGTGCAAACGGGGGAACGGGAAGCCGTCAGGGTCGCGGCGGCTACGGCGCAATCATATCAGGATCATTTATTCTACAACAGGGAGAAAAAATACAGATTTTGGTAGGGCAAGCGGGCTCGAATACTACGAATGCTACAACTTACAACCAACCGGCTGGTGGCGGCGGATCATTCGTAGTGCGATATCCTTATAACACTACAGATTCTATTTTAGTAATAGCCGGCGGAGGCGGCGGCGGGGGTGTCGGGGATACCGTAGTAAATCAGTCAACCAGCGATGCTAGTTTGACCAATGACGGCAAGACTGCTGCCGGCACAGCATCGGGTCCAATAGGCACCGGAGGTACTCTAGGTTCAGGGGGCGGCGACGGCTCTAGCTATGGCGGCGGCGGCGCCGGCTTTAGTGGAATAGGTGGACATGCTTCAACTGCTAGAGCCCAGGCGTTTATTGCCGGCGGCGTCGGCGGACAGAATACGACAACGAATCCAAACAGCTATGTAGTTCAAGGTGGATTTGGCGGTGGCGGCGGCGCAGCAAGCAGTACTGGCTTCGGTTCTGGCTCGGGCGGCGGCGGCTACTCAGGCGGCGGTGGTATATATTCAGCATCCGCAGCAGCAGAAGGTTTCGGCGGCGGCGGTGGCTCGTATAATAGTGGAACCAACCAAACTGCAACATTGCGTAATTCAGCCGGACCGGGCCAGGTAAAGATAACGTTAGCTTCACTCCCCCCGGCAGTACCTAGCAATCCATACACTGTCACCTCAGTCTTAACAGCGTTCAGTACAACAACTACATCAACTACTAACACCTGGAGTGCTAGTGTTTCTACTGTTCCGCCGGTGACGGTACAGAATCAACGACATATCGTAATTGCAGCAGCTTGTAGAAACAGCGTTGGCATGACTAGTTATGACTGGATAACTTCATTGACCGTTAATGGAATTGAATGCCCGACTATATACAGGCAATATTCAACGTATAACGGCGCAGCCCTCACCTACCTTAAAGCTGACTTATCCGGCACACTAACTCTAGTTGCGTCTGGATCACTGGTTATGGCTGGGGGATATCAATTTACGGTATGGGTCATCGATGGTCCAAACTCAGCTACCCCATATGCATATGGGTTTAGTTCCGTCGCTAATACTCCCCCATATGCAGCCGCCGCATGCGGGCCGTACTCACCTACTAGTGGGTCTTCTGCGTTTTTCTGCGGAGCTGCATCGAACAGCACTGCACCCATAACTCTTTCTCCCCTAGATGGCAGACCGTGGACAACCGGATTGTCGCAAGATATCGGTTCTAATGAATTTTCATTAACTGCTTACACTAGTAATTATTCGACGGAAGGATCGTTTGGTACTACAGTTAATAATAATACTCCTGCGAACGGCGCAGCCGGTCAGTTATTAGTAATGGCTTGGTATTAGTAACACCGCGTATTATCTAGATAAGTAAGAACGTGATTAATGTATTCTTATTGGATTATTACACTCGTCTTCGTGCGTGGCACAAACTAAGAGAAACGCTTGTTGAAGCTGACCTTTCAACCATTTGTGTTGAAGTCGATAAGTTTTGGCAACGCGCTCCTATCAGTACGCATTATCTTCATCCGGCAGACGTAGTTGATTGGCCCAATCCCTGGGAATTGATCAATGACAATAACTATTGCTACTATGGTAGAGCCTTGGGAATGGTCTACACACTTTTGCTATTGGGTATAAAAGACATTGACTTTGTTGAAGCTTTAGACGATAATAAAGAACATGTTGTATTAGTCCTGGTAGACAACGCAAAATATGTATTGAATTACTGGCCCGACCATGTGTTAAATACGAATCTATCAGACTTTACAATCGTAAAGAATATCAAAATAGATCCATTAAAAAAGAAAATAGGCGAAGAATGATTAATGTAAGAAAACGATCAGGCAATACAGAACCACTAGCCCTGGAAAAGTGGCAACAACAAGTAACTAAGGTTTGCAATGGCACTGCTGATGTGAGCCAATCTATGATTGAAATCAAGGCTCACCCTCATTTTTATGATGGCATTACTACTAGAGAGATTGACGAAATCACTCTTAGAGCTATTGTAGACTTGATTGATGTTGAACAGAACCCTGACGTTGGACACGTTAACTACCAGTATGTCGCTGGTAGACAAAGATTGTCTATGCTTCGTAAAGACGTTTACGGAGATTATAACCCACCATCATTGTATGAGATTGTAAAGAAGAACGTGTCGGTGGGCCTTTACACTCCTGAACTTCTCGAATGGTATTCCGAAGATGAATGGAATAAGATGGATGAATTCATCGATCACGAGAAGGATGAGGAGTACTCATACGCAGCAATTGAACAAATGATTGAAAAATATCTTGTTCGCAATAGAGCCACTAAGGAAATCTATGAAACTCCACAAGTCCGTTACATGGTTGCAGCAGCTACAGTTTTTCATATGGAAGAACCTAGCAAGCGTCTCAAGTTTATTAAAGAATATTATACGGCGGCCAGTGACGGGCTTTTTACTTTGGCTACTCCTGTTCTCGCTGGTCTCGGTACTCCAACAAAGCAGTTTAGCTCTTGTGTACTTATTCGCAGCGATGACGATTTGGATTCGATTTTCGCTAGTGGAGAAATGATGGCTAAGTATGCCAGCAAACGTGCTGGTATTGGCTTAGAAATCGGCAGGCTTCGTCCCCTCGGTTCGCCTATTCGAGGGGGCGAAATCATGCATACCGGCATGATTCCGTTCTTAAAGAAGTGGTTCGGTGATCTTCGCAGTTGTTCACAGGGTGGCATTCGTAATGCTAGTGCTACTGTGTTCTATCCTATCTGGCATCATCAATTTGACGATTTGATTGTTCTTAAGAACAATCAGGGCACGGAAGAAACTCGTGTTCGTCACATGGATTATGGTGTTGTTCTTAGCGCATTCTTCTGGCGCCGTTTCAAGAACAAAGAGAACATTACATTCTTTGATCCAAACGAAGTTCCAGAACTATATGAAGCATTCTATAGTGACACAGCAAAGTTTGAAGAACTTTATGTGAAGTATGAAAAGCGCAAGGATTTACGCAGAAAGGTAATGAGTGCTGAGGAAGTCTTCAAGGGAGGCATTCTCAAGGAACGCACTGATACAGGTAGAATCTATCTTGTATTCATTGATAACGTTATGAATCAGGGTCCATTTGATCCTGAGTATCATACGATCTATCAATCAAACCTTTGCTGCGAGATTCTGCTTCCAACAAAGCCCTTCAAGCGTTTAGACGCTACTAGGAAGATAGTAAAAGTCAAGAAGAAGGATTCTGCTAAGTTCCTAGAGAACAAGCCGGCAGATTTTGTTAATGTAAGAAAGTTATAAATGTTTCTTCTGGCATAAATAACTATGCACATTGGGAACATTGAAATGACTGACTTTACGGCAACTTGGTTGATGATTAAACAACATAAGGTAACTGGATTGAAATACTTTTGTAAAACTTCAAGGTATGATCCGGTTAAGTATTTAGGTTCGGGCACATATTGGACTAGACACTTAGAAGAACACGGCAATGAGGTAGAAACAGTTTGGTATCAGTTATTTGAGAATAAAGACGAGTTGATGTACTATGCACTTTCTTTTTCCGCTGACAATAATATTGTTGACTCAGTGGACGAAAGTGGGAGAAAGATTTGGGCTAATCTAATTCCTGAAAACGGAATCGACGGCGGAGGAAACAGAGGATTGTCTATGCTACAAGAGCAACGAGATAAGATTTCTGATACTTGGGAGGTTATTTGTCCAGACGGAAGCATCATTGTTATAAAGAATATGTTACAGTTCTGCAAAGAACACAACTTGAATCCGAGTGCGATGAGTGCAGTAGCAAGAGGCAAGCGCGGCTCGTTCAAGGGGTATAGGTGCAAAAAGATAACAAACAACAGAAATGTAAAGTATAGTTATAAAGAATACCAGTACGAAACCGAAGAAGAAAAGTCATTAAGATTGAGCCGCCAAGCAGTTAAAGGTAGTGAACATCACGAAGCAACTTCTATTGACTATGATGGGATGGTATACGGTAGCATAGCAGAAGCAATGTCATCTACTGGTAAGAGTTATTATTTGATTACGAAATATGGAAAAAGATTATGAATAGAATAGAAGAACTTATCAACAAGTCATTAGATATTACGGTTCCGTATACCTGGACTACGCTTGATTATGATGAGATTATAAAGCTGCAAAAAACCCTGGCTAAGCTGATTGTTGAGGATTGCATAGAGCAGATTAAAAAGATTCCAGTTCGGGTTGAACCAATCAGCGGACAGTCATTTAAGTATGTTCAACTGGGAACAACCATTGAAACTATTGAAGAACGGTTTGGAGTAGTAGAATGAGCGAACTTTACGAATATGTAGATGCTGTCCCCGAAGACGATGAGGAATATGATTATTACGAGGTTGACGAAGTAGAAGGCCGTGTGGCTTTATGTACCCTCGGGAGTATGAATTGGGGTGCGTTTAGAAATCCAGAAGATATGCGTAGAGCATGTCGCATTCTATTGCGTAGCTTGAACAACATCCTTGATTATCAGGATTTCTTGAGCATTCAGTCAAAGTTGTCAAACGAAGATATTAGACCAATTGGCATTGGTGTTACTAATCTCGCATACTGGCACGCCAAGCGTAGTTTCAAGTATGGAGAGCCAGAAGCACTACAAGAAGTAAAGAGCTGGATGGAACATCAGGCTTATTATCTAACCGAAGCAAACGTAGAACTTGCTAAGGAACGCGGTAAGTGTAATGATAGTGATCGTACACGTTATGGTCAAGGTATCTTCCCTTGGGAACTTAGAGCAAAGGGTGTAAACACTCTTGCTAACTTTACTCCCGAACTCGATTGGGAATCATTACGTGCTGACATTAAGGACTATGGTGTTCGCAACGCTACACTGATGGCAATCGCTCCGGTAGAATCAAGCAGTGTTGTTATCAACTCTACTAACGGTATTGAAATGCCCATGGCATTGATTTCTACGAAGGAATCAAAGGCAGGCTCATTCGTTCAAGTTGTTCCTGAATATCAGAAGCTTAAGAACAAGTATCAGTTGATGTGGGACCAAACTGATTGTGTTGGTTATATCAAGACTGCTGCCGTATTAGCTGCTTATGTTGATCAGAGCATTTCAACTAATACATTCTACAACCCTGCTCATTTCCCAGAGCGTAAAGTTCCAACAACACTGATTGCTAAGAACTTAATGCAGGCACAACTATGGGGAATCAAGACCTTCTATTACTCACTGATTAACAAGAAGGGAGCAAAAGCAGAAGATGATGTTGAAGCACCATTAGAAGTAATTGACTTTTTTGAAGAAGACGCAGATTGTGAAAGTTGTAAGCTATGAGTAAAGCACAGTATAATTTAACTACAAAGACAGACTATCTTAACCGCAAGATGTTTCTTGATCCTGCGGGCCCAGTAACTATTCAGCGTTTCGAAGAAGTTAAGTACAACAAGATTGCTGATTTTGAAAAGACCGCACGTGGGTTTTTCTGGGTGCCAGAAGAAATTTCGTTGACTAAAGACGCACAGGACCACAAAGAATCAAGTGAAGCAGTAAAGCATATCTTCACTAGCAATCTATTGCGCCAAACCGCGCTTGATAGCTTACAGGGCAGAGGTCCGTCACAAATCTTTACTCCTGTTGTATCGTTGCCCGAACTTGAGGCGCTTGTCTATAACTGGACGTTCTTTGAGACAAACATTCACAGCCGCTCATATAGCCATATCATTCGCAACATCTACAACGTGCCCAAGGAAGTGTTTAATACTATCCATGATACCCAAGAGATTGTTGACATGGCATCAAGCGTGGGCGATTATTATGATAAGCTCCATGTCCTCAACTGTAAGAAAGAAGCAGGTATCGAGGTATCAGAAGAAGAACATATTAAGGCTATCTATCTTGCGCTACATGCCAGCTACGCACTTGAAGCTTTTAGATTCATGGTGTCGTTCGCAACAAGTCTCGCAATGGTTGAGAACAAGATTTATATCGGTAATGGTAACATTATCAGCTTAATTCTACAAGACGAGCTACTACACAAAGGTTGGACAGCATTCCTGATCAATCAGGTTGTCAAGGAAGACCCTCGCTTTGCTAAGGCAAAGATTGAATGCGAAGCAGAAGTCCATCAAATCTACGTAGATGTTATTCGTGAAGAAAAAGAATGGGCTGATTATCTCTTCCAAAAGGGCCCGGTTATCGGTCTTAACGCTGCTATTCTTAAGGACTTCGTTGACTATACAGCGGTTGGCGCACTCAAGGATATCGGCATCAAATATTGGAATCCTGCTCCTAAGACTACTCCTATTCCTTGGTTCAACAAGCATAGTGATACTAGCAAGAAGCAGACCGCACTTCAAGAAAACGAATCAACTAACTATGTAATCGGTGTCATGAGTGACATTCTTGATTACGATGAACTACCAAGCTTATAAGGAGAAAAATATGAGAGCTATTGTATGGTCAAAGGATCACTGCCCTTACTGTGTTCAGGCAAAGAATCTACTATCACAGAAGGGTATCGAATTCGAAGAAAGAAAGATTGGTGAGGGTTGGACTAAGGAACAATTATTAGAAGCAGTTCCTGATGCTCGTACCGTCCCGCAGATTTTCCTCGACGGAGAACTCGTCGGTGGATTTACAGAGCTTCGCGCTAAGTTCTTAGCAGAAGCAGCATAAGGAAAGATAATGAAAGATATTATGGCAGGTGAAGTCTACACCTTCAAACTTACAAGCGGAGAAGAAGTTGTAGCAAGAGTTTTAGATATTGATGAGAAGTATGTATTATTACATGATCCAGTTTCTGTTGCTCCTGGGCCGCAAGGTCTTGGTTTGATTGCTAGTTTGTTCACCGCAAATCCGAAGGCCGAAACAAGACTAAATACTAATAACGTCACGATTCATGCTTTGACAGACGAAAGTGTAAAGGCAAAGTATATCGAAGCGACTACTGGTTTAGTAGTTCCTGACAAAAAGATTATTATGGGATAATGAATGGCAAAGCTTAGCAGAAAGGGTGACGCAAACAACGGTGGCGGCAAGTTACTTACCGGCGCGAAAACTGTGTTTGCTAACGGGATTGCGGTATCAGTACATGTTAGTGATATTAGCCCGCATGGTCCCGGCCCTCATGCTAAGGCAAAAACTACAGATGGTAGCCCTAGCGTATTCGTAGAAGGAAAACC